ATATTATCAATTTTTATTCAATTGATATTATATTTGTTATATTTAATATATTTTTTATATTTTATCTATAATAATATTATAAATGGATCATTCAATTGATTATAAAAAAAAAGTATCTCAAATATAAAGCAAAATATCTTGAGTTAAAAAATAGTTTGGCAGGTAGAGGTAGGTGTACTGATAAAAGTACTGGAATTCAATGTCCATGTGATAAATATAAAGAATCAAAACCAAATAAACAAGGAAGAGTTTATTGTTTAAATTGTTCTCATAGTAAACATTAAAAAATAATAATATAAATATATAAATAATTTATTTCAATTCAATAACATAATCATCTTTTTGTTTTTGAGCTGACCATTTTTCAAATATTTGTAACATCTTGTCAATATTGTCTTTAACATTTACATCATCTTTAATATGGATATTAATTGTAAAGAATTCTCCTGATTTTTGTTTCTTAATTTCTACATTTATTTTAGAGTTAATTTCTTTAATCTGTTGTTTAATAGAGCTAGCTCTATCTTCGAGATTATATGGAAATGGATATAATGGATGATTTGAAGGAATCATTATATAAGTCTTCTTATCTGAACCTGTAGAATATTTTTCTAATTCTAATAATTTATTTTTAATAATATCACACAATGTTTCTCTTGTATTTTCTCTTGTATTTATTTTTAATTCTTTAATAACTTTAGCAATATAATCTTTTTCTCTAGTAGTACAAACTGCACCTTTTAATGATGGTATACCTGTACCACGTTTTTTATCTAGAATCTTGGCTCTCTTTTCTCTTATTTTAAATACATCTTGATCTAAACCAGTTTCTAAATTCTTTTTACGTGATTTATCTTTTTCAATAATTCCAACATATTTGAATTCATCTCTATTATCATAATATTCCATAATTGAATCAAAATCATACTCATTTTCTTTTCTAGTTTCTTCATCAATTTCATGATCTTCTTCGAATAATTTCTTATCTTTATACATTTTATATAATTCATTATTTTTAAGATAATTTGATAAAGATATTGATTGAGAAATTGGTTTCATATATTTAGTTCTATAATATATAGGTACATCTTCATTTTGATCAAATGGTTGAAATATATAATATTTATCAACAAAAAATAAGTATCCGGTACGATTATTTTTATCAATTACTGTATCCATAAAACTATTTAAATCATTCTCAGTAACTGGAATTAAATCATTTAATGCTTTAAATACAAAGAATTCATCAAATAAATCGCGTCTGTCTTCTGAATATGAATTTTTAACGTATGCTAAAATATCACCAAGTGTATACATAAATCCAATAATATATAATTCTTTTATTTTTCGTTTACAATATTCTATTTCAGATTTTGCAAATCCAGTTGAAAATGTTGTAGTATCTAGATTTATTTTATTAACTTTTTTATAAATTGTTCTATCTGGATCATAATATTCTGAATTTAATTTAATATTATCACATTTAAATTCACATTTATCAAAATCACAAATCTGAGGACATTCTGGTTGTCCTTTTTCTCCACATTTATTGTATTCTTTAACTTCTTCTCTAAAAATATTTCCGGCAATATTAAGCGGACAATCAATCGCAATTTCTTTCATAGTTCTTTCGATTTTTTTAATTAATAAATATTTTTGTTCTGCTTTTCTATATAAATCTTCTTCACTTGAAAGTCCTTTTTCTAAAGAGACGACATATTTATATACATTCACATGAGGATATTTATTTTGTTCAGACATTTGTCTATAATGTGAACACCATCTAATAGCTCTACCAATAACTTGATCAACTCTTCCAAAATTATAATACACGTCAAGAATATGTACGTCTGCAACATTTGAAAGAGAAATACCTTCATTCATAACTTTTGAACCTAAAATTAATTTAAGAAATTTCCCTTCTTTATTATCAATAGAGTTAAAATATGTATCAAGTATACGTTTTTTTTCTTCTGGAATAACATCAACTGATGAATCTTCACCACCGCCTGTAACCGTTATAAATGTTGCTGGATAAAATTGATGTACTGGTATATCATTTTTTTTATAATCTGTCGATGATGCTGAATCGTCTTTTTTTTTCTCTTTTTTAGCTGAATGTTCTTTATGTGTTATACCACAATAATAACATATTGTATCTGGCTGTATTTGGTATGAAGCCATATCTTCTTGAAATTCTAAATATCCATTTTGTATAAGAATTTGGGCAAAAATATCAATACCAACACGTACAAGATTTGAATAAACAAACGCAGTTTTTGCACCTTTTTTATTAACTGTTAATCTATTTAGTTTTTTTAATGCTTTATAAAATTTAGTTGAAAACATTTTCAAATAAGATTTATGTAGAAATTTACCAGTAATATTTTGTCCATCCGGAGTTAAACTAATAACTGGTGTATCTTTATCTAATTTTAATAAATTTGTAGCAATTATTTTATTAACAGCTTCAGGAAAACTTTTAAGTTGATTTTTTATAAGATTTAATCCATCATTACCAGATACCGGTTCAATAGTTTTCTTATCAGATGATAAAACAGGAAATACAAAGTTGGCTACTGCTGCTGCCTTTCTATCAAGAGCATCTTCTTGTGTATCTACTTTTGTTTTATCATATAATGATCTTTGAAAATCCAACATTTTACAACGTGTAACTTTTGTAAATAATAGTCCATCTGGTTTTTCTCCTTTTTCTATTTTTTTAGCAAATACTAATGGATCAGAACCTCTGACATGTGATATATAACCATTTGCCATTTTTTTAAAATAATCCATTCCTCCTGATTTTATTTTCATTTCATAGTTTTTTTCAGAAGAAAAAATCTTATCTCTCTCCATAGGATGATCTATTGGTCTTAAAAAGTTAACTAAATCAACAATATCATCCGCTAAATTCTTCATCGGAGTACCACTTAATAATACTATTTTTAAGTTAATAGAATTTTTAATAATATATTGTAATGCCTCACCGTAAGCATTACCTGTTAAATTGTGCGCTTCATCAACCAAAATAACAGTATTATTTAAATTATGAATTCGATCAACAGCTACGTCTCTTTCAAATTCACCTTCTTCTGTTTTTCTATATGTTACTTTTGTCCCTTCACGTTTTTCAATAATACGTTCTCCAAGAACTCTTTTATGAAAACTTTTATAAGACATAATTTTATAATATTGCATCGCTTGTATCATTGCATTTTTTTTCATTCTGTCTAATTCAGAATGATCCACGTATTGACTTTTATCTATTTTTTTCATATATGATTCACCAGTACATTTAATAATATGCTGTTTCCAATTTTCTTTTAATAGAGCACCGGGTACTAGAATCATAATTTTAGTATTATATTTTTGAACAAGAGGCTTAAATTTCTCAGCAATTGCTACTCCTGCACATGTATTATGTGTAATAATATTATTAGCCAAATAATTGTGATGAATATCTATTTCGAGATCATATATATAACCATTATATCTTATAATTTCAACAATATCAATTTGAATACGTTTAATTTCATTACGTTCATATTTATACATATAATCTCCGGAATTTAATGTATTAGACCAAATATTATTATCTGTTAAAAATTTATGCGTTCCACTCGATTTTATAACCGTACCGTCTTTTAATTTATATCTTTTTATTAATGAATTTATTTTCTCTCTATATAATTTATTTACTTTTTTATACTCGATATAATTTCCTGTATAACTTAATGTATATATATCTGTTGAAGGAATTGCCCATTCTGCATTAGTATTTTCATTATCTTTTATTATTTTTGAAGCAAAATCAATCCATATCACATCAATATTTAATTTAAATTCTTCTTCTTTTAATTTAATTGTAATTTTAGTATCAGGTGTCACACATTTACCAGTACCCAGACCGTGAAAAACAATCATACCTTTATATGGTGTATCCGGATTAATAATATTTCCTAAAAGTGATTGATAATCAAACAATTGTATTTCACCTGCACAAATATTATCTCTATATTCTTTTAATTCTTCATAATTTTTAATATCAGGTCTTTCTTGTAATTTATGGGAATAAAATTCTCTTTTTTTGTATATTTTATATTGCAAATTATCATCATCATTAGTTGGATAAGTATAATTTATATTAAGTAAATTATCATCATTTTCTTGTTTATCTTGGTTTGCCATATATAATATAATACGCTTTAAAATAAAAAATAAAATTTTATCTAAATATATATAGTAAATGCCAAAAGAATATACAATCGAGGATATTAAAGTTATATTAAAAAAAATAGAAAATGTTAAAGAACGTAAGCATGTCGAGAAAATTAAAGAAATTATATATAAAGAAAATGAAAATCTATCAGTTACTAAAAAGAGTGATGGTATTTTATTATTTTTTCATAATTTAAATCAATCTACTTATAAAAAATTAGATATTTTTTTTGATAAAATAGATAATGAAAAAATATTAAAAGCTACAAGTTATTCAGAATCATTAAATATGTCAACACACTTATCAATTAGTGATAATACAGATACAAATCAAGAATATAATTCTCCACAAATTAAATTATCAAATACTGAAAAAAAGATATTAAAAAAGAAAGAATATCATAAACAAATATATAGTGACAATAATAAAGATGATGTGTATGTAAATGATGAGATATTTTATAATAAGAATAAAAAAATATAATATTTAGTATAATATATTATATATGGATTATAAAAAGAAATATTTAAAATATAAACAAAAATATTTAAAATTAAAAGGAGGCAGATTATGCGATATATGTCCTACAAAAGGATTTAATCAACATTCTGGTGAGTGCTGGCATGATGCATTTTCTATGGTAATGTTATTTACAGATGATTTAAGTGATAATATACAAAATTTATTTAATATATGGTTACAAAATGAATCATTAATAGATGAATATTTTGTTAAAACATTTTTAGATGAATCACGAAAAATATTATTACCACCAAATATTTATGATTTATCAGATGAATTAAAAGATATTATTAAAACATATATAATTAGTTTATATGAGCGTTATAAAAATGAAATTCAAAAAAATAAATATTTAATACTTGAACAAGAAAAACGTAGATTAATTCGTACACATAGTATGTCTATGTCATTACAATGTGTAAATTATTCTTTTGAATTAGCAAAAATAAACCATATTTATAAAGAAAAATATGATAATAAAAACCTTGGTGGTCAAACAGGATACATATATATAATTAAATCTATATTAAATTATATTTTTAGTGATAATCCTAATAATAATATAAATATGACAGAGATAGGTATACATAAATTTAATTTTAATAAAACTTTTATTAAACATATGATTGGAATATCAAATTGTATATTGATTAATATACATCTGAATAATTCAGGTCACGTTATTTCTTGTTTTAAATGTAATGATAAATTTTACATATATGATGATAATAGAGGAGAAGAATATGCAAATGAAGTTATATATAGTGAAACTGATGCAGATAGATTAAATAAAAGTGATATAGATCAAAATACAGTATATTCATATGCTCGTTCTATTCAAGAATTTGATTGGAAATCACATTTATTACAAATTTTTGAATCTGATAATAATGATGAAATTAATGATAATTTAAAATTATTTGTTAAACGCTTTGGTACATACATATCAACATATAATGTAACTATAGAATCAATTGTATTTTTTTATCCAAAAAATCTATCTTTAGAATATTATTATGATATTAGTTTACATATTAATTATTCAAATGAAAAATCACTTAAATTTTGGGAACAACGTTTAAATTATATTATAGATAATGATATACCAATTTATGTAAATATTTTAGGATTGATTAAATATATAATAATTCAATTAGATACGAATGTAAGAAATAATGATGCATTTAAAAACACTGTAAAACATATATTAATAATATTATTAAATAAAATATCAGAACGACGTATAGATATAAATGAAACAGATATATTACATATATCTATCGATATGAGTCTTGATAATAATTTTATAAAACAACTTTTATCTATACCAAATATTAATGTTAATAAACCAAATTTTAAAAGTGTATATCCAATAGTATATGCTATTACTACAGAAAATAAAGAAATTATTGATTTAATTATTAATAAATCAGATTTTAATATCAACCAACAATATATTTTTGGTTCAATATTACATGCATTATCAGATTATGAATCATTACAAGATATTTTTAAAGATTTAGTTGAAAATAAAAGAATAGATATTTTTATTGTTGATCAAGATAATTTAACTGTGATAGAACTTATGGCATTAAACAATAATCAAAATATGTTTGATTATTTATATGATTATATAATTAAAAATTATGATATTAATATATTTAATAAAAAAAGTTATGAACAATTTATACTAAATATAAATGATGATCTTGACAAGACAGAAGAAGAAAAACAATATTATATTAATAAAATTAAAACATTTGTAATTAATTTACAATAAAAAAATTGAAATATATTTGACTAATTATTATTTAGTTAACTAAATATAAGTTAACTAAATAATACTATATAAAAACATAATATGAACAATCAGACTAAACTTACATTGGATATTATTGGTGAGTACATTAGAAATAATCTAGGTCATTTTAAACCATCAGATGAAGAAATTATTATTGTACAAAATACTAAAAAAACAAATACAGAAAAGTCAAATCATATTAAACCGAAACTATCTTTAGATAACTCAAAAATATGTGAAAAAAAAAATATTAATGATATATTAAATGATATTTCAATTAATGAGTTAATAAAATTTCCACTAAAATATTTTGAAAAATTATCTTTTGTAGATTTATTAGAATCTTTTTTACTTTTTAAACCATCCTGTGAATTTACAATAGATGAAAAAGAATATTCATATTCGTTTTATAGTTGTATTTTATCTAGTTTGAATAATGATTATATTAAAGCCACTGATAAATATAAATTTAATTCAATTAATAATTTAATATCATATTTAAAATCTGACGTATCTATGGATGGATATAAAAATCATGGATATTCTAAAATTGGTTTGAAAAAGAATGATCTAATAAAAGATATAAACAATGATAAAATATCAGATATTTTAATTAGATATGTGACTGATGCATTACATATTAATCTATTTTTAATTGATGATAAAAATATAAAATATTTTGGTGGCGATTTTATAGTATTTAAAAATATTGTCATAATATTGAAACATAATGATAAATATTATTTAATATGTACTGAAAAAGATAAGTATTTTAGATTTAATTCAAATGATCTAATTAAACAAATATTATTAAATTCTAATAAATTAAAACTCGTATTTGCTGAATCATTTAATTATACTGGTTATAATCTTAAATTAAATCCAATAAATAAAATAAATGAAATAAATGAAATAAATGAAATAAAAACTACTAAACCCACCGAAAAAATAGAATATACTGATAGACTTAATGGTTATGAATCGGAATCGGAATCGGAATCAAATTCAGAATCAAATAATATATTTCATAAGGAGATAAATGAAAATCAAAGTCTAATTGACTTACAAAAAAAAGCGAAAGAATTAAATATAGAAATATTTTATACTGGAGCAACCACACGCAGAATGAAAAATAAGAAAGAACTGTGTAAAGAAATTATAAATAAAATAAAATCATAATATATATGGATAAAAAATATGTTATTTATCAAAATGATCTCAAACATAGAAATATGACAAAATTAGATATAAATAAAATTGATTGGGTACAAAATGATATTAGACATTTGTATAATATAAATCATGATACGATAGATTATAGATTACATGAATCAACAAAAGATAATTATCAACATATTGATTTAACAAATCTTAATCTAAAAAATCTACCAAATCAAATAGAAAACAATACATATTATAATAGTTTAATACATTTATTTATATCAAATAATAATATAAAAGGTAAATTAAACTTATCTAATTTCAAAAAAATAGAATCTATAGATATAGATAATAATGAAATAGAAGAAATAATATTACCAGAATCTTTAAAAGAATTAAGTATATCAAATAATAAATTAAAATATATTAAATGTAATAAAAATTTAATGAGAATAAAATGTTCAAATAATATAATAGAAAAAATAGATCTAAATAATAATCTCGAAATATGTGTGTTTGATAATAATAAAATAACAAATTTAAATATGTATAATTTAAATAAATGTGAAAAAATAATTATTTATAATAATCCTCTACAAAATCTAATAACACCCTCTGTTTTAAAATATTTAGATATATCAGAAACATTAATTAATGAATTATATGATTGTGATAATTTATTACATTTAGTTGCAAATAAATGTATTAATTTAAAAAATTTACCAAAATATAAAAATATAGAATTTATAGAAATAATAGAAACACCTATAGAGAGATTATATTTTTATGAGAAATATAAATTAATTTTAATACAATTAAATCTTACTAAAAATATATCTAAAAAATATAAAGATAATAATGCTCTTATTCAGATACGAAATAATATATTATTAACAATTAGTAGAGGTATTGAATTTTTATAAATTTTTCAGGTAGTAAAAACATATAAAAATAAAATATTATTATATTAATATGCAAAATATGCCAAATATAGATGCCATTCCAGATCTTGTTGAATTAACTAATAAAGTTTTGGAATTTATTGAATTTGAAGACAATCCAGAAACACAAAATACAAAATTAAATAATAGAGGTTATTACAATTATATGGTTGAAGAACGTTTTGATAAATTACCAACAACTATGATAAAACTATTAAGTGAAAAAGATAAGAGAACAGAAAATCTATCAAAAATTCTGGATATGATTGACCTATTAAAAAATGTTAAATCAGGTAAAACATCATTTGAAAAAGCAGAAAATGAATTTGTTGAAAAACGTGCAGAAGAATATCTATATCCACAATTTGGAGGAAAAGATAATTTTTATAAAATAGCAGAAGAAAATAAGAAAAAACAAGAAAAAAGTAAGAAAAAATAAATAGTTATTTATGTTAAAAATTTAGTTTAAAAATCTAATAATCATATATAATGGAATTATATATAATTATAATTTTAATATGCTTTATAATAATATTATATTTTGTTGATGAAATAAAAGTTATATATAATATAATTCACAATATTATTAATAAAGATATTTTAACTAATAAAGATAATTTATCTAATAAAAACAGATTATTATTAATGTATTATAATCCTATTTTACTAAAATTTTATAAACAAATTTTAATAGAATTAAAAAAAATAAATAAGTATGATTACAAATCATATTTTACACAACTTAATATAAATTTATCTTATAATAATTTGTTATTTTTTGATTGGTTTATAATAACCCATGGTATTATTAAATTAGGACAAGATACTATTATAAAACTAATTAAATCAAAACAATTTATTCCAAATAATTTAATTAATGCAATTAATAAATTATATTATTATTATTATTACATAGAAAAAACATTTAAAAATATAAATATATCAGAATTAAATAAATTTATTAATAAAAAATTTAAAAATAATACTTTAATAAATTTATATAAAATAGAAGAATTAATTTATAAATTATTTATACAATATTATAAAAATCTTAATTTAAACAAAAAATATATTAAATTAATAGAACCTTTGGTAAAAGATAAAAATATAAATATAATTAATTCTAAATTAAATATTAAATTCAATAAAAAAAATATACCTTATTCAAATTTAATTTTAATTAATTTTTTTAACTAATTTTTTAATCTGAAATATTTTTTGATTAAATTTTTAATCTGAAATATTTTTTGATAATTTTATCATTTTATCCATTATCATTTTATTAGATAAAATAGAATTTTCCATTATTTTTTTCTTATTTTCTTTATAATTTTTTGATTCTACTAAAAATGTATCTGTCCAATATTTATTTGCATTGATTTGGTCATCTCTATATTTTTGATAAACATCACCGTAATAATTTTGACTATTAACAAAATTAACAATCTTACCGGTTGCCATAAAATAATTATTTGATAATACAGTATTTAATTCAATTATACGCATATGTAAATCTTTTTCTATTTCATATGATGAAAATATATCAATAATTTTTAATTTTGGATTAAGATTTAATGTTTTTAATATATTTTCTAGTTTTGTTATTTCTTTGTCACTAATATTAAAATTCTGGCAAACTATAAAACGTTCAGACATATCGGGTTTACTAGTAAATGGTTTTACTATAAATACTTTTTCATATGATGATATTAGTAAAGCAAATATTTTAGCCATTACTTGTGTGTATGTTTCAAAAACTTTAACTACAAGATTACCATTTTTCTTCTGATTCTTTATACCAGTTATAATTTGTATTAATAATAATTTAAAATAATCTTGTTCATATACAAAAGTATTTTCATTTAATAAAATATTACCACCACTAATTATTAAATCATATTTATCTTTTAATTTTGTATCAGTTAATACAGATATTTTTTTATTTTTTTCATAATAATTTTGAAAATCTTTATCTAAATCATTTATCTTAACATTGGTAACAGATGTTTCTTGTGTAATCTTTAAAAAATGACAGGTATCATTTTTATATTCTTTAGAATATGTTTGTCTAAAATGTATTAAACTTTGCATTATAGACCCATCATCTGTCATTATTAAATTTTTTGATTCCTTTGTAATATCAGATATATCAAACATAAAATATAATTCCCATAATTTATAGAAATCTAATGATATTATTTTTGGTATATCACCTTTTATATTTAAAAATTTATTAGTTTCTTTATTAATTGTTTTATCATAATTATCAATATCAATTTCAAACGGATTTACACATAGATATACTTTTTTTTTATTTTCAAATTGTTTTAATATTTCAACATCTTTTCTTAAAGAATGTATATAATGATGAAATCCATATGAACATTTTGGATAATCAATAATTGTCGCCATTTTAATATCTTCATCAGACTTATAAACAGATTTTATATTACCATGTATATTTATTGTAACTGGTAGATATTCACCAATAACATTATTACTGTTTTTTATCATATATAATATAAACGTAATTTAAATCTTTAAATAAATATATAAATTTATAAATTTATAAAAAAAAATATAATGTATATTTATATAAAATGTCTAATGATAGTGAACAAATTGTCGCAACAATCAATGGATTAAATGATTGGTATACACATACTTTTAAAATTGCTGGATGGATGATCTTAGCAAAACATAGAAGTCAACAAGATCCAAATGTTACTGATAATGAAAGATATGATACAAAAGTAAAATCATACATTGGTGGTATATCGCGTCTCCAAAAACATTTAAATAAACGTTTACAAAATCCAAATGGTACTATTCAACGCGATTACCCTATTATGGAAGCTAATCTTACAGTTCTTATGAATTTTATCAATCAAGTAAATCCATCAGATTTATCTGTAAATTTAAGTGATATAGGAAATGAATTAGTATGCAAAAAAAAAACACTACATGATTTACAATGTTGGTATAAACATATGTTTGAAAAATACGGTTGGATGATCTTAAAATCTAAAAATCTTCAAACAAAACAAATGACACCTGAATTACAAAGTTTATGTCAACAAAAATTATCTTTATATGGTCAAACTTTACAATCTTTATTACAAACATTAAATTATAGAAGAAATAATTGTCCAGGTGAAGGATGTTCTGATTTAGATCCAGAAAATGTAAAACAAGATTTAGATTCTATGATGAAAAATGTATCCATTTTAATAAGCTGTTATAATATGCATATTGCATCGGTATCAAGAAGTTCAGTTACATCGGTACCACGAAGTCCAGTTGCATCGGTACCAAGAAGTTCAGTTACATCGGTACCAAGAAGTCCAGTTGCATCGGTACCATCAACTGTAAATCTTGTATCATTATTTGGAACTCCTGCACAAATAACTTCTGCACCAAGACGTTCCCCAAGACGTTCTTCAACACTTTCTTCTCCAGCTTCAGCTACTATGAGTTTGCCACCAAGATCAGATGATTCTGAATCTAGAACTCCTACTGGTGAGGGATTCGTTAATGTTGTTACAGGTGCTATTACAAATGGTGTTGCAAATTTATTAGGTTTATCTCCTACATCTGATGATGTATCGGAACTTACTCCAACTGCACGTCCTTCATCTGTACGTCCTTCACGTCGTTCAACTACACTTTCCGCAACATCAGATAATACAGTAGGTCCTCTAACTTCACTTTCCGCAACATCAGTTGATGTATCGGAACGTCCTCTAACTGCACGTCGTTCAACTACGCGTCCTCTAACTGCACGTCCTCTAACTGCACTTTCCGCAACATCAGATAATACAGTAGGTCCTCTAACTTCACTTTCCGCAACATCAGTTAATGAATCGGAACTTCCTCCAACTGCACGTCGTTCACCTCGTTCACAACCTCGTTCACCTCGTTCACAACCTCGTTCACAACCTCTTAACGTAAGTGCAACATCACCAATGCAATCTGCAATGCCAGAAGAAAATCTATCTGCAATGCCAGAAGAAAATCTATCTGCAACATCTACATTTTCACCAATGTCAGTTCCAAAAGCACCAACTCCTCAACAAATGGATGCTCCAATGTCTGCGGCAATGCTAGATAGACGAGTTTCAGCTCCAAGAGCACTAACTCAACCAATGTCAGCTCCAAGAGCACTAACTCAACCAATGTCAGCTCCAAGAGCACTAACTCAACCAATGTCAGCTCCAAGAGCACTAACTCAACCAATGTCAGCTCCAAGAATGGAAGATGAGTCAATGCTAAATCGACAAGTTTCAGCTCCAAGAGCACTAACTCAACCAATGTCAGCTCCAAGAATGGAAGATGAGTCAATGCTAAATCGACAAGTTTCAGCTCCAAGATCAGAATCACTTGTTGGAGGTTCTGAATCATCCGCAAATTATAGATTAATTGCTAATTTATTTAACTAAATTTAATTTGTTTTACTAAATTTTTGTTTTTTTTTTAATTTGTTTTAATATAGTATATTTTTTTTGATAATTTGTTTCATATAATAAAAAATTGACAATTTATCTCTTACATTTAAGAATTAATTATATGTATTAAATATATATCGATGACTGACCAGAATAACATTAAATCCATGATGGATGTAAATGTATATAATTCAATAAATAACTTATATAAAAAATACAAAGTTGGTGATGAATTTGAAATAATATTTGTTAATAAAGATGGTAAATATATTAATCAAGAAAAATATATAAAATTATTAAAATTTTTACAAATGAAAAAAAAGATTACAAAAGTTAATTCAATAGGACCAATTGAAATATTAGATATTAGTTATTCAACTACAAAAGAGACAACATACAGAGCATCAATTGAAGGAGAAAATATAAATACTTATATAAAAATGGTTGACCTTTGGAAATCACATGTAATATTTAAAACATTTGTACAAATGGCTACAGATAAAAAAGATAAAAATATTTCAGTTATGAAAAAAATAAAACAAAAAGATGATACGATTGATATATTTGATTTAAATATGAGAGCAAGATTATCAAGTGAGTTACCATTAGAAAAGGATGATATTAAATTAATTAATGATATAACATATAATGATCAAAAAAATATTACATTTAGATTAAAACAAAGATATTCATTATTTGTACATGAAACAGAAAATGAATTTGTAAAAATTGATATTACTTTAACAAAAACAACCAAAAATCATAAAAATCTGAATGATACTTTTCCTGAATTTGAATTAGAAGTAGAATATGGCTTGAAACCATCTGCAAAAAAACAAGAAAAACAATATCCTTTAGAAAAATTATTTGATGAAGTAATGTTACTTCATAAAATAATACAACAATCAAATTTTATAATTTCTAATACTAAAACAGAAGAAGTTATTAAATTTTATAAAGAAATTACAAATACACCAAATTCATCAAACTTTTTAAATGCACGTCAACCAATATCTTTTGAATTACAATATATATCTGATATGGTTCCTAATAAATATACTGTTACTGATAAAGCTGATGGTGAACGTAATTTTATGATTATATATAATAAACATTGTTATACAATATCTACTAATTTAAATGTAAGAGATACAGGAATTGAATTAAAATCATCTGATTATGATCGAACTGTTTTTGATGGAGAATATATATTTATACCAAAAGAAAATAGACATATATATATGGTTTTTGATATGCTATTATCCTGTGGTAAAGATATACGTACAGAATCATCATTTTTTAAACGTATAGATGAGGCAGAAAGAGTAATCAATAAAGCATTTATATTTGAAAATCAGAAAGGATTTAAAAAATCAGAATATAAATCAAAAGGTAAATTTGACTTAACTGATTTATGTAATTTTTATGAAACTGAAATCAAAAGTTCAATGAATGCACTTGTGAATGATATGCAAATTGCAAAAAAATATCCTCTTGTAAGATGTAAATATTTTATAGGAGCTACTGGTGTATATAGATGGGATATTTATAAATTTGCAGAATTAATGTGGAAAAAATATACTGAAGATACAACAGTAAAATGTCCATATGTACTCGACGGTTTAATTTTTCAACCATTAGAACAGGCATATGTTACAAATCCAAGAGATTCTCGTTTATCTGAACTTAAATGGAAACCTCCATATACAAATTCAATTGATTTTTATGTAACATTTGAAAAAGATAAAAATACTGGTAAAGTATTAACTGTATATGACAATTCAAATGATGATTATGTTCGTAATAAACCATATAGAATATGTAATTTACATGTTGGACGTCGTATAAACAATAAAGAAACACCAGTACTTTTTAATGAAGATACAGAAGGATTTTATGCATATTTATTTTTAGAAGATGGCGAAGTACGAGACGAAGATAGTAATATTGTTACCGATAATACTGTGGTTGAGTTTTATTATAATACAGAAGAAGGAGAAGATGTATTTATACCAGAAAGATTCAGATGGAAAGTTATTAGAACACGTTATGATAAGACCGAATCAGTTAATCGCTATCAAAAAAAATATGGTAATGCTGAAGAGACTGCTAAAAATGTATGGCGTTCAATTAAAAATCCAGTATTAATGGATGATTTTAAAGATTTAGCAAGAGGTAATAATCCTGATAAAAATGAATATTTTTACGATAAAAAAATAGAACAATTACAGAAAAAAATTGGTAAAGAATTAATTGCATCTGCTACGAAACAAGATGTGTATTATCAGAAAATATCAAAACTTGCATTTAATATGAGACAATTTCACAACTGGATTAGATCAAGTGTTGTATATACATATTGTAATAAAATTTATCAAAACAATAAACAATTATCTGTTTTAGATTTAGGATGTGGTAGAGGAGGTGATATATTAAGATATTATTATGCCGAATCTTCATTTTGTGTTGGTTTAGATGTTTCTAAAGATGGTTTATTTTCACCAGTTGATGGAGCTAAATCACGTTATGAAAATCAACGTAAAAGAAAAGCAAACTTTCCAAAAATGTATTTTATACAAGCTGATTGTGGTGTAAAATTAAATTATGATGAACAATATATTGCATTAAATGGTATGAATCAAGAAAATAAAAAATTATTTGAACAATTCTTTTCTAAAGACCCAAAAATTCAGACTAAATTTGATGTAGCATCTTGCCAAATGGTAATTCATTATTTTTTAAAGGATGAAATAACTTGGAATAATTTTAAATCCAATATTAATCAAACATTGCGCAACGGTGGCTTTTTTATGATCACACATTTAGATGGTAAAATTCTTGCAAAAATGCTAGAAAAAACTCCGAATATTACAAGCGAATATACTGATAAAGATGGTAATAAAGAAAAATTATATGAAATTACTAAAAAATATAATACAATTGATTTAAATAAACCAATAGGTTTTGGATATCCAATTGAATTATTTGCAGCATGGATGTTTGAAGATGGTAATTATATGACTGAATATCTCGTTGATATAGAATTTCTTAAAAAAGATTTATTAGATTCTTGTAATCTAGAATATGTCGATTCGGATACATTTGAAAATCAATTTAATATACACAAATCATTTTTTGTTGATAATATATGTGATTATGAACCAAATCCAGAAACCAGAGAATTCTTGCTAAAAGTAAAACAATATTATGATAAAAATGAATTGAATGAACAATGTTATAAATTTACTAATCTACATAGATTTTCCGTATTTAAAAAGAAAGAATCAAATCAAATAGGTGGTGATTATAATATAGAGAATATTGATAAATATGTTGTACCAAAAATGACAGATTATGATATGGAATATTCATTACAAAATTCTATTCATCATATATTTAAATCTCACAAAGTTATCCCATCAAGTTTACATACAGAAGATATGTTTAACGATATGGGTTTGAAGATCATACCAGATCATGAACTTGATGATAAAACACTTACAAAATTATTGAATAGTATAACAATAGAACACGAATTAAATGATAAAAAAATTAAGAAGATAATAAATGGTATTAATATTTGTGCATTTGAACGCGATGCAAACAATAATTATAAACCAATATCTTATGAATGTGGTAAAAGAAAAGCAAAAACAATAACAATGATTAAAGAAGGAAAATTATTTAAACCATTATATATATCATTAAATGGTAAGAAACAATCAATATTTGAATCAAATACTGAATTTATAGAAAAAATAAAAGATACGCGTATAATATAATTTATATTTTTTTAATAAAACTTTATCAAAATTTTAAGTCTCATAAACTCTAACTACCTTTTTTATTAAATTTGCTTAAACAAAATTAATAAAAAATTAATGAATGTGTAATAAGGAAAGTTAATATAGTGACAAAAATAATAAATATATACATTACATTAAATACTTTTTGTATTTTTATTTATAATTTATTTTTTATATTTTTTTTATAATA